ACTGGGCACATCCAGAGACTAATATATTAAACACGGAACATTCTGAGATACCGCAAGAGCATAAATGTGCTCACATAATGGCATTGAAAAATGGTAATTATGCAGCTCAGCCAAATAACAGAATCATTTGGCATGTTAATAGCTACACTACAGAGAAGAATTGGCCAGACTATAAGGTTCAAACTACGTACTGGGATGTAGAGGGAGACGACTGGGTAACGGAAGATTCTGATAAAATGTTTTATAATATTGAGGATAAAAAATGATTTGTGTAATTTGTGATCATGATTGTCACTGCGGAGACAGCTGCAATGCACTTCCTATGGAAGGTGGATGCGGTTGTACTACATGTGAACATAAAGAGGAGGACAATATGTTAAAAAAAATTTGGAAAAAAATTAAAAGCTGGATTGGGCTAGTATAATCATGGAGATAGCCAGGATGAATTATTACTTTACAGGTTTATTGATTGTAATGTTAGTCGTTCTGGCTTTCTGCGTAGAACGTCTTAACATTGCAGACACTCGTATACAGTTGATGGAAAAAGATCTTGAAGAGAATACAGAGTTTAGAATCAAATGGCCTCGGGGTCAACTAGGTTCATTGCCCGCGGATTCTGAGCAGTACATGATGATCGAGGATCTTTATAAGACCACGGACAAGTTATCTGAACACATTGAAGGAATGGCTTTAAATAAAGTAAATATAGAATTTTTAAGAAAACAAATGGACAAGGTTTTAGAAGATATTGAAAAATTAAAAGATGCAAATAGGGAAATAGGTTACAAGAACGGGAGTTACACACAATGATAGAGTCTGTGGTAGCCCTTTTGATGTTTATAAACGGAGAGATTAAGGAACACCTTGTGCAAGAAAATATGGCTGCGTGCCTTCGAGGCAAGCGTCATGCTGAACGTGAGTATTCAGAATCTGTGTCTTACAAATGCTATAAGGGTAAAGCAGAGATAGAGTTGTACCAAGGCAGAAAATATATCAAAGCTCTAATTTTAGAGTAATGAAATTTTTTTTAACATTATACGTATGCTCTGTTATGCACAATAATTGTTTGCCTGTATCTCAGAACATGCACGCATATCAACAATCTCACGATACGTTTGATAGCTGTATCAAAGATGGTTTAGGAGAATCTTTTGAAGTATTTTTTAATGGTGAATTTTTAAAAATAGATTCTATAAATAGTGGTAGACTTTATCCTAAGTTTACTTGTGAACCATTTGTACCAGAAGAAGCAGAAACATAATACTGTCTAATGAAAAAAAATAACATTGCAAAAATGCTTCGAACACCACGCTTCAGGCAACTTGTAATTAAAAACAAAAAACGTTATAATAGAAAGAGGAATAAAAATGAATTTAAGTCGTAACTTCACGCTTCAGGAATTAATTAAATCTGACACTGCAATCAGGTTGGACATAAATAATAATCCAAACTCAGGTCAAATAGAAAAACTAAAAGCACTTTGTGAAAATATTTTACAACCAGTGCGTGATCACTTCGGTAGAGTAAAAGTGACTAGCGGATTTCGTAGCGAACAACTTTGTATTAAGATAGGTAGCTCTGTAAATTCACAGCATGCCCGTGCAGAAGCTGCGGATTTTGAAGTGATGGGCACAGATAATGCTGAGCTAGCTGACTGGATCAACAAGAACCTAGACTACGATCAATTAATTTTAGAATTTTATACTCCAGGTGAACCTAACAGTGGGTGGATACATTGCAGTTATACTACTGACAAACCTAGAAAACAATTTTTACATGCATACAAATCAGAAGGTAAAACAAAATATAAACCAATAATAGGAAAAGCAAAAGATTTGATATGACAATAGATAAGAAAGCGATAAAGTTATTTAATAAAATAGATACAGTTCATGGACACTGCGAAGAATGTCAAGAAGAAGCTATTTTAGTTGCAATTGTTCAAGAATATTATAGATGCACTAACTGTGGACATGATACAAAACAACATGTAAATGGTAGAATAAGATATATGCAATTATCAGAGACAGACAGAAATTTTATAAAGAATCATTATAAAAATGGATAAATGATAACAAAAATTAATACTAATATTCCTTCTCAAACTAATAAAAAAATTATAAATCAATTGTTTTGTACAAGGCAATGGAGTTTTGCACACGATGATCCTCATGCTTCAATTAATTTAAAAGATAATGGCTTAGCAATAGTTACTCATGACTTAGATAATTCTCATACACCAAACGAAATATTAAATGTGTATGCTGGTATTATATTTGATATGATTCAAAAAAATACTGTAATAAAATTTAAAACTATTCAAAGATATTATTGGAATTGGTATAATCCAAGTAGCACGGGAACTTGTTTTCATCAAGATGATGTTAGGGATGATAGATATTCTATCATATATAATTTACATACAAATGATGGAGGAACTATTTTTGAAATAAATAATCAAGAAAAATTTGAAAAATCAATTGAATCTGAAGCTATAATTTTTCCAAGTAAAATAAGACACATGGGTGTTGCACCAAAAGAAAATTTTCACAGATTTAATTTAAACATAATAACTCAGATATAATGGCTCGTCAAAAATTTGTTCACTTTATACCAAGACCAAAACCTAGAAAACGTCCACGACGTCATAAAAAAAGTTTAAATAAATCAGAAAAAAGAGATTACAAACCTTACAATCGTCAAGGTAGATCACAATAATGAATCACTTAGAAGCAGTTATGGAAATTAAAAACGTAATAAATCCTTTGTTTATTTCTAAAATGATACCTTTGATTAAATATAAATGTAAAAATAATTTAAAAGCTGGAGGTCGTTTAGATACAGACATAAGAAATGTAAAAGGGTATAATTTAAATTCTGCAGGTAGTCCTACAGATGTTTTTTATTGGAATTATGTTAAAATGGAAATAGAAAGATTGTATTCTTTTTATAAAATTAAATTTCCTAAAATGGAAAGTAGAAAAATTAATCAAATTGATTTGTTAAAATATAATGTTGGTGGAAAATATGAAGTTCACACTGATAGTTTTAGTAATACTCCTAGACATCTTAGTGTTATTATGAATTTAAATAATGAATATGAAGGTGGAGATTTAATTTTTACTGATCAAAAAAATATAGAGATTAAAAAATTTAAATTAGATAAAGGTTCTATTGTTTTTTTCCCCAGTAATTTTATGTATCCTCATAGTATTCAACCAATCACGAAAGGAACAAGGTATAGTATAGTTGCATGGCTGCAGTAGATTTTAAAGTAATAAAATCTTTTTTTACTCCGGATGAGTTAAAAGTTTATCAAGCATATTGTTATAATAGAGTTGATGAAAACAAGTATTCTTATGAAGAATTAATGTATCATAACCATAAAAATGGTAAACCAACGAGGGAAAGTGCAAATATAGGTCCTTGTTGGTACATGGATTCTTTAATGAATTCTTTATTAGATGTAAAAAAACCAATTGTAGAAAAAGCATGTGGATTTAAGTTATATCCTACGTACTCATACTGGAGATATTATGTTTTTGGTGGAAGACTAAAGAAACATATTGATAGGCCTTCATGTGAAATATCAATATCTGCTTGTATTAAAAAAGAAGGAAAGTGGCCCTTAGTAATTGATGGACATAGTATAGAATTAGAAGAAGGAGAGGCATTATTATATGCAGGCTGTGATCACTATCATTGGAGACCTAGTTTCTATAAAGGTGAAGGTATGGCTCAAGTATTTTTTCACTATGTAAATCAAAATGGACCTAATAAAGATCACGCATATGATCAAATACACAAGCGTAATTTTAGAGGTTGACAAACAATATAATAATCCTATATAGTATATCTTAACAAAGGAATATACTAATGACAGACATAAATAAATATAAATCAGTGGCTCTTTCACATAAGAGTTGATATATTAATTAACGAGAAAGCGAGGAAATTAAATGGCAGACTTGGGTCTAAAGGCAATTAATTTAGAAGATCCGTTTAATCCATTACGTAATCTTTGGAGAAACGTTTTGATTGTAGCAATTGAAGATGCAATTAAAGTAAAAAGACAGGTCGTGAAATACAGTGAATTTTATCATAACAGAAGATTTCATGAACTAGATTATGTATCATTACCAAACAGAGACTTTGATCATGTTTGTTCAATGGCAGAGCTAGATGGATCTTTGGTTAGGAAAAAAGTTAATCAACTATTAGAAAGGATGGAAAAAAAAGATGACAATATGCCCAAGATGCCGTGGAAACGGTTATATCAAAGTAAAGGAATCTATAGAGAGTCTGACGGAAACCATATACCAGTGTCCTCAGTGTAACTCACAAGGAGAAATTATGCCAGATATAAAACCAACTAATGAAACTAAAAGTGGATATTCACACGATATAAAACCAAGTAAAGAAACTGAAAGGTTAATATTAGAATCCGTTTTAGTTAAAAAACTAAATGGAGTTATAAAAAAACAAAATGATGAAATTGATATGTTGTTAAAACAAAAACAATTTTTACAATCTAAACTACGGGAGGCTACAGGTGGCAAGAACCAAACGAGCAGTAAGCAAGGAGATTAGTACAATTTTATACAATCATTATTTATGGTGTAAAAAAGAAGGAAGGAACACGAGTTGGTATGATAAGAGGAGATAGTGTAGACTATAAATTGTTAGAAAAATGGGCCAAAGATTTTGATTGTCAAGGTTACAAGAGTTGTGAAATTGGAGTAAGAGAAGGACTTGGTTCAAAGATTATCATGGACAATATAAAAAATAATTACATACATGTGGGTGTAGATCCATATGGTGATTTAGTTTATAAACATCTTGATAATCAAGAAGACTTTCAATGGGATGGTCTAGAACAAGGGGTCGCTCCCACGTATCCAGACTCTATGAGAGATACCTTGTTGTACGATATGATGCCATATCGAAAGCAGGGTAAATTTACTTTGTGTAACATGACTGATACAGATTTTATGAATGAATCTAAACATAAAGATTCTAAATTTGCATTTGTATTTTTTGATGGACCACATACTACGAGAGCTGTTTCAACGGAAGCAGTTTGGTTTGCTAATCACAGTGCACCTATCACACGTTTTGTATTTGATGATTGGACAAGTTATAACATGGCACTGATTGCCAAGTTACTAGAATACTATGACTTTAGAGTTATCGAGTCTGGTAGAAATAAATGCTTAATGCAGAAAGGAAAAATATGAGCAAAACTAAATACTGCCCAAACTGCTATTTAAATGTATCTGTAAAAGAATTTAATTTTAGCAGTCGTACTAAAGATAATCTACAATCTTATTGTAGAACATGTTCTCATAAAGTTTTTAAAAAACATAGAGACAATAATCCTAAATATAAGGAAAGAGAAAGAGCGTATGAAAAAATACGTCAAGAAAAAATGGCTAATGGGGAGATGCCTCATAGAGTTGAAGCAACTAAAATAAGACAAAAAAATAATAGTATCATAAAACGAATTGTAAAAAATGTGGAAGCGATGCTAGATAAAACTTTTATAAATGCTTTTGGTTGTAGTAAACAAACATTTGTTAAAAGATTTGAAAAAGAGTTTGAAAAAAATCCAGGTATGACATGGAAGAATTATGGTGCATGGCATATGGATCATATAAAACCTTTAGGCTCATTTTTATTAGATACTAAAGCTAATAGAAAGTTAGCTAATCTTTATACTAATCTTAGACCTATTTGGGCTACAGTTAATATGAAGAAGGGTTCAAAATACATGGAAAATAGAATATGAAAAGGACGAGCCCCATGCAGCAAATGCTACGCGCTAAGTGCCACTGGGGGTTACATATCGGGATGCTAAAACCTA